TTATTAGACCGAGTGCTAGCGCTGACGTACCTAGCAGGACTAATAAGAGGACTACTATTTCTTCCACCTTTTTCTCCTTCGTTATTATATAATTCACCCAACAATTTAACGAACTCATCCCAAGACGCAAACTCCATATTTCTATGAGTCTTATTGTCAAAGGTATTCTTAAATAATGTAAGTGAGTATTTCATTGTGGATTATAATAACATATTGGTCAACTAAAGTCAAGTTGTGATTTCATCATATACTTCCCTACAGTATACACTTGTTCAGGAGTAGCATTAGTTTTTATTTTATTTGCAATCATAGATATAATCTGTATGTTATCTAGAGTATAACCTCTAGTGTTATCTATTCTATCAATAGTGTAAGAGTTATCCTTAGAAATACCTTTGTTGTGTTCAAGTTTTATTCCCAGTATAGGACAATGTGTAGGCCAGACAATATTTTTTGAATTTAAATTAAACTCTAAACCTTTTGCTTTTGCTCTATTCCTTGCCTCTTTTATCATATTTATCTTTGTATAATTATGACGCATACTCTCACGATATGCATAATAACAATCCCTACAGTCTGCACGAAAGTTTCCTTTCTCTCTTGTAGGAAAGAACTCAGTAGTCTCAGGTTTTTTTTCTTTACATTTAGAACATTTTTTCATTTGTGTCGTTCTAAGTATTCTGCTTGTTTTCTTAATATGTCTGGATTTTCGTTTGCATATCCAACTGAATTATTACAGTATTGACATATATAATTACGAAACTTACCAGTCTCATGGCAATGGTCTAATACAAAGGGACTACCTTTCTTCCTCCACCCTCGGAGTTGTTCTTTACTTCTATCACACGCAGGACAAATATATGTCTCTGGGTTAGGTGGTGGATAATGTTTTTTAAGTTCACGGACAATCTTTCCATTCTTACTTTGACAGTCTTTACAATCATTTCTTTGTTCTGTACCTTTACCATTGCGTTCAGAACGAAAAGCGAATCTTTCACTTGGTTTCCATTCTCCACACTTGATACACTGCTTACTATCTTTAACAGTCTCAAGTCCCCATAATGTGTTTATCTCAAGCAAAGAAATCCTCCAGAGATGACTGAGGTTCGGCAGTCCAACCCACCGCACTCAGGATTGGTTCAAGTGGGTCAAGGAATGTTTTGTCAAACATCTTGTCATAGTCAATATACTTATCTAGTGCAAGTTCACGTGGTAGGTTGACTGGATAGGATATTACATTTTCCTTGATAGGATTCGGTGTCTTAAGATAAACAAACTTTACCTTCTCACCATTCTTTACAGTTTCATAACGAGGCATTTGTTTGGTGTGATGATTGTATAGTAATGCACCACGGACGTGAATCGGACAACTCTTCTTGTAAATAGTTTTGCGGTCATACCACTTATCAATATCAGAAACTCCACGAGGGAATGATACGTCTTCGGCAGGAAGACTACTAAACTCATTACGAAACTTAGTGATAAAGGATTGTGTTTCTGATTCTGTACCGTTGACTACTATACGAAACATTTCTTTCATTTTATCACGCACGACCATAGGAGTAGAAGACTTGATTGCTTCGATACCCATCATCTTGAGTTTAGGTTCTGCAAACTGCACACCTTCAGAGTTGTGAACATTGAGAATGTATCTCTTCTTGGCAACCCAGATACCTTTGTCTGCGATTACCTCACGACCCATTTCCATACGATTGACATAGGCACTAGTATAGTCTGCAAGTTCTTGATAGGTTTGTTTCAGAACTTTCTCAAAGTGTTCGGACGATATCTTATCAAGAAACTTTACTGGGTCTTTAGGATTGAACTTCTTAACCAGTTCACCCATATTAATATAAAGCGAGTCAGTGTCAATCGCAATCACGTAGTCAACATCGTCTGACGAGAGAAGTTTGTTCATCTCTCTGTTGACTGAACGTTCTGCCCATTTGATTGACAACTGACCAGCTAGTGTAATGGACTCCGCAACTCTTTGGTCAAAGTAACGAAACCACCTATTACCCAATGCACCATAAAGACTATTCATAAGAATCTTGATAGACATTTGTTGGTTGTTCAATTGGGAAATCTTATTAGACAATGCTCCTGTCGGAGTCTTCTCATATTCTTGTTGTGCTTCAAGCATTTCTTTCTTGATAGTTCTACGTTCAGAATAATACTGACGAATCACACTAGGAATGATACCTTCTTTTTCTCTAGTAAAACGAACACCACTAGGTGCGAGTGCATATTTACCATCGTGTTCGGTTTGTTTACGCAACATATGTTCTACCGAAGTATGCACTAGACCGTCAACAACAGTCTCAGGTGACATATTATATTGCACAATAATCATAGGATATAGAGAGTTCAAGTCAAAAGAAGTAACCCAATCGTGCGAACCTACTTGAGGGTCTTTTACATAACCACCTGCATAGTCACCTTTGGGTTTCTCAATCTTTGGAGGAACTACAGTCTTTTGATTATTAAGAAGACGATATATGATACTATCCCAGATTGATGTAGTTCCAAGAACGTCCTCATAGTTTACACCACCACGATATGCCATAGTCATTGCAAGAGTCAGGATACCTAACTTGTCTTCCAACTTATCAACCAAGTCCACGTCTTTGATATTATAATCAATAAACTTTTGGTGGTCTTCTTTATAAAGAGTATGTAGATTACCGTGTTCTTCATACGATAGTTTACTTTCACCCAACACTACATTTGCGATATGGTCTAGTCGGTAGGACTCTTGTTGACCTAGAGTATTGTAAGTAAACTTCTTGAACAGGTCGTAGTAATCTAGTTGTGCAATACCCATAATGTCATAGGTATTAGTTTCAGTCATACCAAACTTGTTTGCACGAACCTTACGTGCATTGACCACACCCCACGGAGAGAATCGTTTGACCGACTCTTCACCAATAACCTTTCTTGTTCTGTTAACAAGATAAGGGATATCAAATCCTTTTGTGTTCCAACCAGTCACTACGTCAGGTGAACCGTGATTCTGCCAATACTTTAGAAAGGAATCAATCAGTTGTAATTCTGATTCACATTTGTTATAGATTGTATTTTCATTTGGAGTATAGTCTCCTAGACCCCAGACACGAAAATAGTTTTCTTTACTAGACTTAGTACAAATAGAAATGATTGGATAGTTTGCTTGGTCTGGTTCAGGGAATCCTTCGTCAGACGCAACCTCGATATCAATTGTGGACACAACGATTTGGTCACGATTGAATTGAATATCATTAGGAAATGTTTCAGTGATAAATTGGTTAACAAAGTTGTTCATACCAAAGACTTGCATAGTAGGAACGTGTTCGTATTGTTTTATAAAGTCGGTTGCCTCTCTCATAGAGTCAAAGGATATTGGTGCAACTGGTTTACCGTCAAGGGTCTTCCATTCAGATTTACCAGAAACATATAATGTCGGTTTGAACGGAACACGTTTCTTAATACGTTCTCCGTCTTGATATCCACGATAGAATATTGAGTTACCGAATCTTTCTACAGACGTATAGAATTTCATTTACTACCTCATAATTTAACGTTCATTATACAGGGACATACAAAGAATGTCAAGACAAAATTGGTAGCCCGTAGGAGAGTCGAACTCCTGTTGCACGGATGAAAACCGTGTGTCCTAACCACTAGACGAACGGGCCAGATATAAAAAACCCCCATCATCGACATTTGAGTCTACTTGAGGGACACCTAATCAGTGTGTTCTTTCACTCAAACCCCTAGGGGGGAGACTTGTCTCAATGTGCTGTCACGCATTTGTGACTCGTTGAGTTTGTTCTCTATTGGTTTTGTTTTTTTTACTTTTCCACTTTTTGTCGTCTCTACCAATGGTGTGTGAATCATTCGTAATAGAGTCAGTCGCTTATTCACCGTCTAGTAACAAACTTCCCTAGGCGAGTGGTCACGTCTTCCCAACCAATATAACTATTATACTAAAAACAACAACCTTTGTCAAGCTTTTTAATCAATTATTTTAAAATATTTACTTCTTTCCCACGGTTTCCTTTGCATTCCATCGTGGTCTTGAGTAATACCAAGAGACTTAGATATCACTTGGGTGGACGCAAGTTCAAACTTGGACTTGTTTAATGGAAAGTTATATACGTGAAAAAGGTCTTGAGCAGTCTGACCTGCTTCTACTTTTCCATTTGGAGTGTGAGTAAGAAAAGTATATTCTCGGTCATTTTTATTTTTGTGAGTTAAAAATGTTTTTACCAGTCTCTCTACACAACCATACGGGCCACCATTTAAGGGAAACGCTTTTTCTAATAACAATTCATTTATATACTTTGCACATCTTGGAGAGAATGAATAACAGGACATAAAGAGTCCACAATTCATATAATCTAATCCGTGTTTCATACCAAAGTCAAACTGTCTTTTAAATTCATCTGCGTCAAGTAGATATGAGTCGTGTTCCATAACAAAGAAACGACCTTTATTATTAGCACGTCTTTTGATTAACTGCCAATGAGATATATCTCCTGCCCTTTCACTCTTAGTACTTTCTTTACCGTCTTGCAAATTATGTAAGAGTGGTTGCCAGTTATAGAGTTCTTCTAGTACTTCGATAGTATCTGGAGTATGACATTGAATAACTTCAATATCAAGTTCGGATACAGGTTTCCAAGATTCTATTGCAATCTCGGTATATCGGACGGAGGTGGGATTATTTAAATCCGCAATCATATATGCTTTCATAAGAGTATATAGGGGCAGAGAATTCCACCCCTATACCCTACTTATTAAGAAATTTTGATAACTTTAGGTTTCTCTTCTTCAGGTATCTCTCTTTCAAGTGAGATTACTAGAAGACCATTAGAAACTTTAGCTTCCTTAACTTTAACGTGTTCACCCAGTGTCCAACTTCTTATAAAGTTTCTTTCTGAGATTCCTTTGTGTGCAAAGTTAATTTCTCTAGTTTCTTTGTTACCCTCAACCTTCAATACTGAATCTTTGAACTCAATAGAAAGTTCTTTCTTATCAAACCCTGCTACTGCAAGTTCAATAATGTAAGAATCCTCTGAGGACTTAATTACATTGTAAGGTGGAAAGTTATCATTGATATTTGAAATTCTCTCCATATCCTCGAAGAGTCTATCAAATCCGATTGTGAATGGTCTGAAACGACCAAGTGCATCTATACTTGTCATATTATTTCTCCTAATTTTAGCAAGTTAATATTGAGAACCCTTTTGGCATTCTCTATACTATATATAAGGATTAATTTTTATATTTCAAGCTTTTTTTATAAAAAAGTTGCAGGGTCGGAATCTGGGTCACTTTCAAAAGCAAACGAGAAAGTTACTCTTGATACTTCAGGTTGAAGTTGGTGCCACGTTCCTCTGGGAAGATAAACTGCATCACCTGGCTGCATAATAACAGTCTCATCTTCATCGGTAGGTTCTTCGGTATACCCAATAGTTATTTTACACTTATTGATTACTTGAACTAAGAAGACATCCATACTGTCTTTATGTCTTGGATACGAACCAGAGTATTGACCAAATCCAACAAACGCAATGTTTGTTATTTGTGGTTCTCCCTTTTCGTATTCAAACTTCTTGGGTGCAGGGTCAACAAAAGTTGTTATCATTTCATTGACAACTTCTTTTGCAAAACTAGGTGCAGAGGGACGAGTATGAAAAGAATTTAGACCTAATCGTTGTTTCTCACGATTCCAATCATAAAGTTTTTCTGGGTGGGTATCAATTAAAGATATCATACGTGTCCAATCGTAGTCCACGTCTACTTTAGTCCACCAATGTTTTTTATTACGAATCTCTTCTAGATGATTCTCAAACCCAATCATTATTTCCAGTCTTTGTTATTGAAATGGTGGTCTATACGACACTTACCATAATACAATATACCTATCCATATAGTAAACAATACACCATCCAGATAGGATAGTTCATTCCAAATACTACCGAGTTCCATTATTTATTTCCTATATTATACTTAGGACATAGTTCCCATTCGTCTTTATCCTTATAACCAATGATTTTAATTTGTCTTAGAGGAGCACAATCTTGTGCAGACGTAGGATTCTGGATTTCAACCAGACCCCAATCAGATAACAATGTTGCAATAGTATTTCTACGTTGCACATCACTTTCTTCTAGGTTTGCTTTCTTACCGTCCAACATAAACAGTTCTTTGAAATGGACAATATAGTATCGTCCTTGTTTATGTAAGATATGACAGGATTGAAATAGTTTTTGTTCTTTTCTTGAAGCGACACCAATACGAGTTAATGTCTCACGAACTTTTAGGAAGTCGTCTGGTTCTGATAGAGTAATCTCTAACATATTCACTGGACTCCATGATACTAATTTACTTTCTTCCACCTTTATTCACCTTGTTCTTTATTTCTTGTCTTTGAGAAGGTGAGAGAAGTGGTAGGATTTGATTTGCTTTTTCATTGCTATATCCATAGTATTTCTTTACCGACTCAAGGTCATTTTCCAATTCAGGTTTTACCCACTTAGAGAAACGTTTTCGTTTCCTAATTATATTTATAAGAAATTGATATTGTAGACGTGAATCTAAGTGGTGATACCTGTTCATTTCATTAGCAATGACAACTGTATCAGAGAAATAGGATAAAGAACGATTGACCATAAAAGAATTATATGCCTTCTCATCTTCAGGAGATTGCATAATATCCTTCTTGGATAGATTAATACTGTTTACATAATTAAAGGGATTCACTCAGTACTCCATTAAAAGAAAAAGAATCGCTTCTTTTTTACTTTGTGTAAGTTGTAATAGTTATCAACTACTATATCACATTGCTTCAGAAAAGTCAATCCTTGGTCAGATTTGTAGTCGTCTCTGTAGACAACTCTGGAGACTCCACTTTGATAGATAAGTTTTGCACATTCGAGGCACGGTGAACACGTTGTGTAAAGTGTTGCACCCTCCGCCGATTCCGTTGACTTCGCAACCTTCGTGATTGCATTCGATTCCGCATGAATTACTTCCTTTTTAGTTTCATAATCTGGAGTTTCACATTCGTTAGTCCAACCAGAGGGCATTCCATTATACCCAATGGAAATGATACGATTATCTTTTACGATAACCGAACCTACCTGTCTGCGTTTTGCCGAGGATAACCTTGCGTAGGTATCGGCAACCTGCATATGTGCTTTATCCCATTTATCCAAAATCAAATTCCATTTGCTTTGGTATCCATTGATTATTTACTTTTACCAATGGTATAGGACTGCGTTCTATAACTTCTCTT